TTAAAAAAATAAAATAAAATGGATATAATACAAAATTTAACAGCAATATTTGTAACATTTAGTATAGGTGTTTTTTTTGGCTCTCTCTGGATGTTCTTTGCCATGTATAAAAGCAATAAAAGAAGGGGGGATGAATTGGATGTAAAAAACAGAGAACTTGAAAGAACTCAAATCAAATTGCGTGGTTACATTGAGGAGTATGATTGTGAATGAAAAAGCCAATTTACAGGGTTTTTGTTGACTTTGAATATAAAAACAAAGGTGTGAGAGCAAAGGTTAAAAAGGCAAGTGTGGATACTTTCGCATTATCCAAAGACCCTAAAGAAATAGAAGAATATATAATGGGGAGGATGCTAAGTAAAATAAAAAGAAGAAGAGAGCATTGTGAGATTAAAATAACTAACATAAAAATTGAAGGACAATATGGCGAAACAACAGACAGATACTAAAAAAGACCACAGTAAACACTACTATGAGCAAGGGAGGAATGGGTGGACTCCAACTACTACTTGGCAGGATGAGGTGATAGAAGATAAAGATGATAAATGGAGTGGTGGTAAAATAAACCCTAAAATGTTAATGTCTAAAGAAGAACTTGGATTATGGGATGATAATATCCCTGAATATTATAAGGGGGCTAATGGATATGAGGCAAGAAAGGTTTGTGATAATTTTGATTTAACATATCATCTAGCAACTGCTGTAACATATATATTAAGGGCATACAGAAAGCATGAAGAGCCTATTAGTGATTTAAAAAAAGCAATAGCACACCTGCAATTTGAATTAGAAAAAATAGAAAGGGATGGCGGTCAGGAGTGATATTTGTGCTAATTGTGATAAGAAGTTTGTTGGTTGTGCTTGTAAAAAAAGAGTTGCAGATGATGGGAAGATAGTCCATAACACCTGTCTTTCTCAATATAACCAACTATTAAAAGAAAAAGAAAAAGATAATGGCTAAAAGAGCAGAGTTTTTATTTAGAGAAAATAAAAGACAAAAACGAAAGGGTGTTCATGCAAAGAGCAAGACATCAAAAAATAAAGGGGCAAAAAACTATAAAAAACCGTACAATGGACAAGGAAAATAATTTTAGAGCATTTGTAGATTTGGATGTGAGGGGTAACGCAAAAGGTGGTACACATTTCATTCTTCTATCGGCATTAAAAGATTTTATTAAAGAAATAGAACTAAAAGGGGTAAACAAGGTTGTTGGCTTTGTTTATGATGAAACTGATAAGTTTGAAATACTAACTCAACCTGTAGAAGATTTAAAGAAATTAGATATAATAGAGGGTATAAAACCAAATGGAAAGGTATCCTAAAACAGCAATAGCTAAACCCAGGATGACACAGGCTGATTCCTGGAAAAAGAGACCTGTAGTTTTAAGATATTGGGCTTACAAAGATGATATAAAATCTTGGGGTAGAGAAAATAATTTTAAACTAACAGATGAGGTATATGTTAAGTTTTACTTACCCATGCCTAAATCCTGGAGTATCAAGAAGAAGGCAAAAATGCTATATAAGCCACACCAGCAAAGACCAGATGTAGATAATCTATTAAAAGGATTGATGGATGCGTTTTTGGAGGAAGATTCTCATGTCCATACTGTTTATGCACAGAAGTTTTGGGATAGAGAAGGGTCTGTGGAGTTTTATTCAATCTCCAATATTACTCTTTTTTAAAAATTTATGTCTTTGTTTGTAAATTATATTTCTACACTGCTTTTCTGTAAGATTATGCCTAATAGAAATATCTATAAAAGTGTTCCCTATATGCCCTTCGTTCTCAACAATAAACCTGTCAAAATCTTTAAACATCATGTAGTTTCTTAAAGTTTTTGGGGCTATAATACCATTTTCTGTTAAATGATAAACTAAATCTTTTACTGTAAATTCCTCCCCCCATCTCCTAACTGCTTCGCCCCAAATAATATCCAGGAACTCGTTGATTATTTTTTTACTGTTTGCCATTTTTCTAATTCTCCTTGGAAAAAACGAGTAACATGACTTACACAATGTCCGCAACTAAGGCTTGAGCCTATTGCTGGGTATTTATGAGAAACATACTCGTTATAATAATTAAACAATCTTTTAAGAATATCTTTTGGTTTATTCCCTAGCTTTCTCTCTTCATTAAAATCCTCTAAATCTTTAAATACCCTCTCCCTTGCGGCATCAGATATGAAATTCCATTTTATCTTACTAAGCATATTACCATAAATTTTTAGGACATTCTATATAAAATTCATCTATTCTGTTTTTAGTCCTTAGAAAACAACCACAATCACCACACTTTTCAAAAACCCCTAATTTAAAGGGGTTTTTATACACCCCACAGGTATTATCTCTGCAAATTGATAATCTACCCTTATATTTACTTTTAGAGGCTAATTTAACGCCTTTTCCAAAAACTAACTGCAAAAATAGTCTTTTTAAGTTAACCATGCTGTAATATACAAAAAAATTATTTAAAAATGGTTGATAATCCCTCTGAGATATTAACAACCGATTGTGTACTGCTTATATCTGACTCTGTAACATACACTTGTTGTGAATTAATAGATGATGATATTAAACTAGCAATATCTTTAGCTGTCCAAGTGTCTTTGGCCGAATCTAACATAGCTCTTGTACCTGGAGTTACACCCCCCTCTGCAAACCTCTTGCCACCTCCAGCTTGATTCATCTCACTTAATTGTCCATGGAACATAGCTGTAGAACGCTTGTTAATAACCGCCTCTCCTCCTTCTAACTCAACCACTCTACCTCCAACCCCAAATTTAACCCCTCCTTGTTCGTGGCTAGGGCCATGAACCATTCCTCCGTCAGCATACTTTTCATCACCACCAGGGATAATACCTCCTTTAGCCCCAACAAACTTTTTGGTGGCAATAACACCAATTTGAGCAGCAATTAATGCAGACATAAGTGGTGCTGCAGCAATAGCCCCAATACCAGTTTGACCTGAAACTTTAGTAATAGCCATAGCACCATTTATAATAGCCATGATAATAGCATTGGCTTTCTCTATCATAAACTGTTTCTTTTTTATTACCCTAATTTTTTGTTCTTTCCTATCTTCCAAAGCCTCCATCTGGTCGTTATGTGTCTGTTGCATAGCGGTAGTATCATGCCCTGCTGCTTCAGCAATTTCAAGTTTCCTATCAAATGCTTCTTGTTTCTGCTCTACATCCCAATCATGTGTCTTATTAATGTCATCTATTTGGAACGCTGCTGCATTACTAGATGCTTCCATAATCATCCCAGCAACTTGCTGATAAGTTTCGCTTACTTTCTGTAAATAAGCGTCTTCAGCATCATTTTTTGCTTGTAGTAGTTTTTCCGCAGATTGGGCGACTAACATATCATGTTTCTCTTGTGAGATTGCCTTTGTTTTTAAGGATTTCTCAAGATATGCCAACTCATCATCATGCATTTTTTGTGCGAGGGCTAGTTTTGCTTTTTGTGTTGAACCAAAAGAAATAAGATTTTCGTTCAGTTTGGATAATTCAGCAACAGATTTTTCGTTTTCATAATCAAGTAATCTTTTGTCATTCTCAATTATTATTTGTTCCTGTATATTATCGTACTCCTTTTTAATCGCAACTAAAATATCTTCATTTATCACCTGTTTGGCAACTTCCTCATCAAGCATCTTTTGTAATAAATCAAGGTACTCTTGATGGCTAACATCTTTGCCCTTCATAAATCTATCCCATTCTTTTTGGTCTAGGTTTTTTAAAACATCATATTTAGTTCTATTAGCTTTTATATCTGCCCTTATCTGTTCATCAGTTGACTGTTCCATCAGTTGCGTTATAGAATTTAGATTAGTAACAATCAACTCCTCTTCTCTTTCATACTTTTCTCTTTTAGCCTGGAATGAAGCATCAGCAGTTGCTAGTTCTTTTTCATAAACATCATTAATAGTTTTAATTTGTATATCTAAAAGTTCTTTTAATCTTTTTTTAGTTTTATTTAATCTAAATCCTGAAAGGGCTGATTTCTTAAAACTACCACCACTCTTTTCTAAAGTGCTTGAAAGGTTTGAAACATATTTTCTAAATTCAGATATTTGTATATTCATTTTAGCCCCATCTTCCATGAAATCGTTAAAAAATTTCTTTGATGCTTCAGTGGCCTTTGCCTTTTTCAATACCATCAACTCATTAGCTTTGTCCTCCATCTCAACATTTTTTGCTAGTTGAAAAGCTGTAATCTGGTTTTGCAAATCTGCCATTTCTTTAGCAAATTTCATATCCTCTAGCGTCTGTTTTTGAGATTTCTCTATTGCTTTTTGTTTGGCAAATATTTTGATACTTCTAAAATTCTCTAAATCTTTTAAATAGTCCAAACGCAACCTGTTCCTTGTTTGGTTTGCAGTACCTAACTCTAATCCAGCAGCTTCAGTCTGTTGTTTAAATGCCTTATCTCTGAGTATGTCATGTTCATCTATGGTTTTTTGAAACGCATCTAGTTTTGCTTGGTCAATATCTCGTATTATTTGTGCGTCTGACTTTGCTTTGGCAACCATTTCTTCTGTTCCCACTGACACAAAAATCTGTTCTTTCTGTTCGCTTCCTTGCACTGGAGACCCATGACCTGTACTTACCATTTTTACGGTTTCTTTCTTTTGCTGCTTTATTTGAGCAATTTTATCATCCGAGGCTTTTTTATCTAAAGCCATCTTTAACAGTAAAGCATCATACTCGGCTTTAGCATTATTTGAAGCAGTTTGATGACCAGAAACCGTTGTCTCATTTAATATTTCTTGAAGTGCTATTAACTCTTCATTATTTAAGATTTCTAAATCTATATTTCCAAGCAACTCTTTGTATGTAACAACCATCTCCCTTAGCTTATCATGCCTCTCTGAAGATTGTTCACTTAATAGTGATGTAGCTGAAATATCTTCATTCATAGCATCTCGGAGTCTATTTAGTTTATATTCAGCCTCTTCTGTTGCATCACTTACATCCATTAAGTACCCAATCAACATTCCTAATCCAACTATAAGAACCCCAACACCTGTACTTGCCAGGGCTGTTCTAAATCCTTTAAGGGCGGTAGATGCTGTAATAGTACCATTCCTTACTCCAGCCATCTGAATCTTTAATAACCTTAACCTTGCTGTCCATCTGAAAGTAAGTGCTGCGTTTATTAGTGTTAGTCCTTTCAATATTGCAAATCTGTATGCTAACATTTTTAAAACTATTCCAATTCCAGTAAAAGTTTTTCTTAGAGTTTCAACCCCCTTCCTACTTTTAGTAAAATTCTGTACCCAATCTGTCAAAGACTGAATAGATTTTCTAAGTGCGAAATCAAAGGTCTCACCAACAGCAATCCCTAACCCTTCTGTTGCTGATTTTAATAATGTAAAATCTCCAGCAAGGTTATCTAATCTGATAGCTGCCATTCTAGTAATATCTCCTTCAGCCTTGTTTAATATATCTGTTTTTAGTTTTAACTCATCTATATTTCTTAATAACACAAGGAAAGCTGGGGCTGACCTTTTATCTAATAACTGAGTGGCATCTGTAAGGCCAAATGTAGCCGCTTTCATCTTCTCCATCTCCACAATAAGTTGAGGTAATCCCTGAACTGTACGCCCAATATGTTTGTTTAATTTAGAGTTAGCGTCTCCGAGTCTTAAAAAGATATTTTTTAGTGCGTTACCTGCTATAGAGCCATGTAGCCCAGCATCAGCAAGAACCATAAGCATAGAACTAGTTTCTTCAATAGTAAACCCTGCTGTTTTAGCAACAGGTGCAGCAAACTTCATTGATTGAGTAAATCTCTCAAGATTTAATGCAGAGTTAGTAAATGCTGCCCCCATAACATTTGTTACCCTAACAATTTGTTCTGCCTCTAATCCGTAAGCCTTTAGTGATGAACCAGCAATAGCGGCAGCAGAAGCTAAATTTTCCCCTGTTGCAGCAGCTAAATCTAATGTTGCAGCTTGAGCTGCTAATATTTGATGGGGGTCAAACCCTAAACGAGCAAACTCTTCTTGTAATTTACCAACCTCTGTTGCAGTAAAAACAGTTGTTTCACCAAGTTTCCTAGCACTATCTGTTAGTTCTTTAAATTGTTCATCTGTAGCCCCTGATATTGCCCTTACAGCAGCCATTTGTTTCTCAAATTTCGCAAATGTTGTTACAATACCTTTTAACCCCCCTATGATTGCTCTAAAAGCAAAAGCAGAAACAATAGCGATACTTGCAGACCTAAAAATACCAACCATCCTGTTACCAGTTCTGTTTAAAGTTTGAGCTTGTGCGTTTAGCATACCCGCCTTTTTTGAGTTTGCCCCTAACATATTAAGATTTGCATTTGCCTCCCTTAATCCTTTGTTTAATGCTATTAACCCTTCTAGGTTTGCTCTAAATTTATATATTGTTTCTGCCATTTTTTATTATTCTTCTTTTTTTAAATATAATTTTCTCATAGAATTTTTATCTTTTTCCGTATATTTACTTCCATCCGCTTCTTTATAAACTAATGAGTGTGGGTTTCCATTAGAATCTTCTACTATTATTTCACCTCCCTGGACTTGGACATCTCCATCTTCTGTTATTGCAAAAGCTGTGGTGCGATTTATTTGACTTTCTCCAGAACCAACCTGGAAAATATCATTAGAATTTTGTAGGTTAAATCTACCAAAAACAGTTTGATTATTTTGAGCATTAGCCCCTAACCCAATAGCTATCCCTGTCCCTTGGCTTCTATTTCTGTTATTCTCTGTGTTTTCAACCAACAATAAACCACCGTTTTCTGTTCTTCTAATACCACCCCCTGCTCTGCCTGGAGGCTCTGTCCCTCCATCAGTTAATCTTGATTGAGCTTCACCCTGCTCTACCTCCCTACTAAAATCTAAAGCGTGTTTCCATTCTATTAATTCAACTTTAGTTAAAACATTTTGATTTGGTTTATAATCAATGATTTTATTAATTGTCCAGTATGTAGAAACCCCATCTATTGTAAGGTGTATTAAATCTCTATAGTCAAAAGTAGCTATATCTACAGGATTTAGATTCATCCAACAAGTCCTTAATGCAGCACCACCGTTCATTTTTTGATATGCTGCATACCAATATTTTGAAAACAACCCTAGGCTTTTAAATCCATTTTCATCCCAATCACGCCAAGAAAGACAGTATGGGTCTTCTGCAAGACCATCCAGCCAAGTGTCTCTAAACCCAGCAAAAGGATATGTATGTTGAGCGTGTG